AAGTTCATCGCCGATTTTACCCTCTGGATAAAAGACACCCCACGTCGTAATCGCCGTATAGTCAGCTCTTTCGGATTTTAAAAACGCTGTATCGTAACTTTGGATTAAATAATCGCATGTCGGTGGGTCGTCAGATGGCCAATATTTAATCCATTCTTTCGGTATTATCGAAATACCTTCCCCAGTAGGGCGCTGCATATATTGAGCAGCCCATTTTGACGGTGGTATCGCTGATTTTGTTTGTTCTAATTCGTCTAACGACCAAAATTCAGGCCATAGTGGATTACCTGACGGTAATATCGCAGGGAATTCGATAATTTCCCATTGATCACCGCCTTTATCTTGAGCCATTTTCTTAATTAATTTACCCGTTACATCTTTTTTAGACCAACGAGTCATTACAATTACGATAGCACCTCCTGGTTGTAGACGCTGACGAGGGCCGGTTTGATACCATTCGTAGGCTTCTTCTAACGCTTTATCCGAAAAAGCGTCTTGTTCGGAGTGTGGGTCGTCAATAATAAACAAATCAGCACCACGACCCGCTAATGCACCACCTATACCCGACGCATAATACTCACCGCCTTGCGATGTCGTCCATTTACCTGCGCTACGAGAGTCAGCTTTTAGTTGGGTTGCAGGGAAAATCTCTGCATAGTGGTCACTTTCAATTAAATCTCGTACCCTACGACCAAAATTAATCGCTAGATCAGCGGTATGGGTTGCTTCAATAATTTTTAATTTAGGTCGTTTACCTAATAAATACGCAGGGAACAGATACGAAGCGAATTCAGATTTCGTATGGCGGGGCGGCATATTAATTATTAGCCGTTTGGACTCGCCTGCAGCTATTTTATCGAATGCTTCTGCCATCTTTTTATGGTGAGCACCCGCGATAAACTCTGGCCATATCGTTTTAACGAAATCGTAAAACGACGCCATCGAACTTTCGCGTTTTTCACGCTTTTCTAATTCTTCTAAGAGGAGGGTAAATTCTTTCGCTTCTTCTTTCGAAAGATGCGAAAGGTCTACGCTTTTAAGATTTTCGAGAGGATTTTTTGTTTGCATTGATATAGCGACGATATACCGCTGCTGCGCTAGTTTTACCTGCTGCTTTCGCCCTTTGTTCCATCGCTATCGCTGCTTGGATTTTATGAGCAGGTGTTCTTCGGGCTTTTTTAATTTTAGCTACTGACGCTTGGGCATCTTTTACCGTTGCAAATTTTAATCCGTGGATCGTACCTTTCGGATCTTCATCCGTATATAAATCGCTATGTTTTTTACTTTTCGCAGGTTGCCCTTTTTTCCTAGGGATACGAGGATTTTTAGTTGGCATTTATCTTAATCTTGCGTTATTAAGACGTTCCTCGGATATCGCACCACCGTAAGCCATCGTGCGTATTTGATCCATCGTCGCTGGCACCATTCCTGCGTCGGGCATCGCTTGCATTTGACCCGCGAGTTGCATACCTACTTGTTGGATTTGCGGATCGGGGTCTTGCATCATCCCCATAATTTGTGGGACACCAAAATAATAAACGTCGTTCGGTGTACCTACCGGCCCACCGTCTGCGGCCATTTGAGGTAATAAACTTTCTAACCCACCAGATTCAATAAGTTCGATAAGTTCTTCTTCAGATAAATCCGTAGGTATTGCGCCCATAACGTCGTTTTGTCCTGGAATCGGAGGTTGACCGCCTTGGTAATCCATCGCTCGTAATGCTGCTTCTAACCCAGCAACTTCGCTGCCTTGTATCTCTTCAGGAATTACTTCTTGTACGTTAGATATATTAGGAGCAGAACCTTCGATAAGTTCTCTAAAGCGTTGGTCTTCTCTAGCACGCCTTTGAGCTTTTCGAGATTGTTTTGCGCTGTAAGCTGCAGAGCCTGCTGTAAGGGCTGCAAGGGCTGCGAAAAGAGGGAAACCCATATTCTATTCCTATTTATACGATTTACCGTAATAACCTTTTTTATATCCTATCCCGCCACCTACCGCGCCACCGTGATATTTTTTAGCAGTCGTTTCGGCTTGTCGGAAATTTTCTTTCGTCGGCGCACCTTTAGATCCTGGCTTACGCATTTTTTCACCAGACCCCGCAGCTATGCGACGACGTTTCGCGGCGATATTTGCGTACAATCCTGGACGACCACCACCAGACATTTCACGTGGGCCAACTTTCGGATCTTCATCCATCATACGTTGCAACATACGGCGGTCCATTTTCATCGCTTTTTCGCCTGCTGGCCCTTCGAAAAAATCTGTAGCTCTTTCGTCAAATAATTTGTCACGCACTTTAAAAAACCTTTCTAAACCTTCTTTCGCCATCCCTACTTTTTTTCCAGGGCCAGCCATTCCTATCGCCATCGCTAACTCATCACCTAATAACGATTCTAATCCTGGAGTATTACTTAAAGTTACAGCTACTTCGCTCGGCTCACCCATCTCTTCGGTTTGCCGCATCGTTAAAGTATCTTTATTCGTATTACGCAACATCGCTAAAATTTCAGGGAGGTTATCCATAACTTCCTCCCCTAACGTAAAATCGCCCATCCCCCGCATTAATGACATTAACCCGCCGCGACCACGACCGAGTTCTTCATCGTAAACGGCTTGCATATCGTCCATTACCATTTCACCTTATCTGCCCAATACGCCGCACTCATTTTGCCTTTTGCAATATTTTTAGAGTGACGTGCTTTAAAACTTTTACGACGGGCTTTTTGTTTTGCGGATTCGCCTTTTTTCGGTTTGCCAGCCGTTTTAACACCTTGCTGCCCAAACCTGATCGTTTTTATTTTATCGCCTTCTTTCGCGACAACGATATGGGATTTCGTAGGATGAGACGGGGTACGTTTAGGTTTGTTATACCCACTAACGCCTGCGCGTTCTAAACGAGAATCTTTTTTCTTTTTCTCAGCCATGCGCGAATCGTAACCTCCTAATCACTATCCTCGCTACCCTAAAAAATTTTGTAAAAAAATTTTTCGCAAAAAATTTTACGCGCATAAAACGCACATTACGCAAAATTTACGGTTAGGGAACCTATAGCAAAACTATCGCAAATTATGAGGCAGGGACAAAGTGGGTGGGCGGGGGGGAGCACCTCCCCCCTTGAGGGGGGTATGGGGGGTGAGACTAACAGTTGCCGTTAGGCGCGCCCCTTAACCTAACTGTTACTGTTAGGGAGGGAGCGCCCCTTAACCAATCTGTTACCTATACCCTTGGCCCCCACCTGGGCGAAGTGATATTACGCTCGGTTCGGTTCGGTTCGGTTCGGTTAGGTTAGGTTAGGTTAGGGTTGTGGTCTCGGTTCGGTTAGGTCATACTTGGGGGTGATGGTGTAGGTAGTACCTGAGATGTATATAGGGCAGTCCAGCCACCTTAACCAACTTGGTTAAGGCGTACCGCTAAGACCCACCTAGAGGTGGCGAGTGCGCGACGTTAATGGCAGCGAGCGCGGGTAACAATACCGCTACGGCGCGCGATATAAATATCTTGTTACTTAAATTCATTACCTAAAAGGATGACACTATGTCAAATCTCGAAGTACAACAGTTAGGCTCAGGCGCAAGCCTGACGGATCTTATCAACCAAGCTGACTCAGCTATTGCGTTAGCTAAGTCACCCGCTAAGTCTAGGGAACTAGACTTAACTGTTGGGTACACAATCAACCGTGAGGAATTAGAACGGGCGATTGCCGATGGTAGGTGGAAAGATAAGGGCACCGCTAACGAAAAACGTTCGTTGAACCCTGATGGTAAAAAGTCTGGCGATGGCGTAATGATGCGCCAGTGCCGCTTAATCATTAAGTTAGCTATTGCGGCGCAAGGTAAGGGAGATAGCTTTACCTTCAAAGCGATTGACGATAAAGCTAAGGCGCACGTTGTAGCCTATGATGAGCAGGGTAAGACGCCTAACATCAAAGCAGGCTTGGACACCGACACTTGGAGCTTAGCCAAGAAGGCTGACGGTACTGCTAAGGGGTACGTTCAGAAGCCTAGCAAAGCGGCATTGTCCTACATTGACTGGTTGCTTGGTCAGACTTGCTATCAAGGCAACGGAAACCAGCTACGGAATGTCGGTACCTATAGCATATTTGTTAGGGTCTAACGACTAATTAAAGG